GGCAGCTCGGCACCCTGCGTGCCGACGATGCCGCGGCTGACACTCTCCGACTCGAAGCGGTGCCGGCGATCCTCGTAGACGACGCGTCCATCCGGGCCGACGTAGAAGAAGCCGCCGTCTGAATCGGCGACCGCGAGCAGATGATCCAGGACGCGGCCGGTGGCTGCTTCGATCGCGGGCATGGTCGAGATGCCTGCATCGATGTTCCGCATCGACGCCGGGACACTGAGCAGGTCGAGGCAAGATTCGATCCGCGCGCCCGCGAGCTCGGCGTCGAACGAGGTCTCCAGCGGAAACTCGGCGGCAGCGAAGGCCGCGAAGAAGTCCACGACATCGACGTCGGTGATGGCGTCCGCACCGAAGCCGGGATACGTGGGAGGCCAGCTCTCGATCCATCCGCGCAGCAGCCAGTAGAGCGAGCCGTTCCACTCCGCGCGGAAGCGAATGGCCCGCATGGGAACGACCTTCGCGCCGTACGGCCCGGTCGTCACGTCGGGGTCGAACCGCTGATCGCGATTGTTCAGCGAGGCCTCGCCCGCGCCGGGCGCCGGGCGCTGAGTCTCGTCCTGCCTGCCCGAGTGCGTGAACTTCAGCCCCTCCAGGCGCAGGTACGAGGTGACGTCCTCCCACAGCGGGTAGGCCGCGTTCCACGCCGAGTCGAATGCGATCTCGACCTTGATGGCAGGGAAGCTCGTACGCAGGCGCGTGCCGAAGATGCCGCTTCCGGGCCCGTAGTGCCCGAGCGCCATGTCCTCGGTCATCGGATAGGCGTAGACGGCGACCTCGTCGAGAACACCGTCGTACCATTCGGTCGAGTCCGACTTCCGCGCGATGTTGAGCGCCGTAGCCGTGTTCGCGCAAGTGCGAACGGTCACGCTGCCCGAGACGTTCACGCCGTTGACGATCAGCCTGGCGCTCGCGGCACCGTCCTTCGTGGCGATGATGTGGTAGGTCTGCCCGACGACGAGCGTCAGGCCGGTTGAGGCCACGATGACGCCGTCACCCTGCTTCAACAGCTCAACCGCCGTGCCGTTCGTGCGGAGCTGGTAGCCGTTCGTGCCCTTCGAGATCAGCGTGTGGGCGCCCGTCACCGAGTCGGGCTTGATCCAGACCTCTAGCGTGAAGAAGTCGCCGAGGTCTAGCGACGAGTGGTCGGCGGCGGTGTACGCCTGCGTCGAGCCGTTGAAGTCGCGGCCCTCTCCCGCCGTGATGAGCCCCGCGATGTTCGCTGGCGACGCTACCGCTGAGAGCGTGTTCGAGTTGCCGGATTCGTCCTGCGTCGGCGCCGTATTGTCGAGGCGCCAGTACCCAGCCGGTATGTCGTGCAGGACGATGGATTCGTAGAGCGGGTAAGAGGATCCCTGGGCGAGCGGCCCAGATGGCATTTACGGGAGCTCCGCGCCGCTGCGCCTCATTCTGAACTGGTGTTGCGTGACGACTTCGGCGATGGGGCGCCCGTCGAGGTAGACCGGAACGACGATGGTGGCCCCTCCACCAGCCGCTACGTTGAGCGTCGGCGCTGCCGCTATGCCCGCGAATGCGCTGTTGAGGGTCGGCAGCGCCGAGCGGATGCCCTTCGCAAGCCCGAGGCTGTAGTCGCGGCCGGCATCCTCAGGCGAAACCTTTGAGAGCGGCCCTTCCTTCGTCGGCGACTTACCCTGCGTATTGTCGCGGATCGCCTGCGCCACGGCCTGGGCGGCGGTGATGATCTCCGGGATCGAGTCGTACAGGCCCTTGGCTATCGACTTCCCGTAGGTCTTGCCGATCTGGCGAGCCTCGATACCGAACTTCGCCCAGAGCCTGCGGATCTTCTCCTGCAGCAGCTCATGTTGTTCGCTATGCCTCGCGGCCCATCCCGCCAGATTGGCGATCTCCTCCTCGAACTGCGTGCGCTTCTCAGCGCGCTTGGCGAGGTATGCCTCGCGCTCCGCCTTGGCCTGCTGCTCGAGGTTGAACTCCACCAGCGCCCGCTTGGCGGCTTCCAGCTGCTCCTGCGCCGCAAGGATGCGCGGGCCGTTCTCCTTCATGATGGCCTCGGCTGCCTCGACCTGCTTCTGCCACTCTTCGGGATCCATTCCCGACGGCGGTGCGAGGCCGAGCGCCTGGCGCTGCTGGGAGGCCGCTGCGCTCTCTGCGATCAGGCGGTCGAGCTCAGACTGCGCGTCCGCGACGGCATCGTTGACGGCCTTGATCTGATCCTCCAGCCGCATCTTCTCCAGCGCCCTTTCCGCCGGCGACTTCCAGCCAGCGGTGACAGCGTCGAATGCGGCCAGGGCTGCACTCGCCATGCTCCCGAACGCCGCGGCGAGCTCGCCCTTCTTCTCCAGCACCTTTTGCTTCGCAGCTTCCATTGCCTGCGAAGTGGCGTCCGCAAGCGCCTGCTTCAGCTGCTGGGTGAGCGTGGGCTGAAGCCCCACGACGCCGTTGATGATCTCCTGCACGGCGCTGACTCCCAGCAGCCTTGACGCCGCGGCGATGTCTGCCTTGGACGCGAAGATGGCCGCGCGGACACCGGCGCGGGTGGCCTTGTCCAGCTGGCCTACGTTCTCGAGCACGCCCCTCGCGGCGCCGTCCATGATCGGCTTGCCGATGTACCTGTAGCCGCCCTCTTCAACAGATGAGAACGGGCTCAGGTCTTTCAGGAAGCCGAGCGCGGCCTCGATCTTGCCCTTGAGCCAGCTGATCTTCGCCTTGATCGCATTCCAGATGCCGTCGATGACGTTGCCGCCGATGTCGAAGGCGAAGTTGTAGGCCGTGGTCGCCGCCGTCTTGAGAGCGTCCCAGACCTTCTGCATCTGCTCGCCGACCTTGTTGGCGAGGCCAGCGAGGCCAGCGAGGATGCCGCTGACGATCATCCTGCCAATCTCGACCGCGGCCGAAACCAGCGCGCCGCCGATCGCCTTGATGTTGGCGAGGATCCCGCCGAGCGTGCGCGTGACTACGCCCTTGATCTCGTTCCAGGCAGTCGACCAGTCGCCTCGTATGAGCGCCAGGATGATCTTCATCGGCGCCAGCATGTTCTGCATCGTTCCCTTGATGCTGGCCGCTAGTCGAGTGAGGATGGTCATGATCTCGCCGCCGAAGCGATCCCAGATGGCGATCGCCGCGGTGATGACGCCCTGGATGATCGGGACGATGTTCGTCCGAATCCACTCGATCGTTCTCATGATCGCGTTCTGGACGGCGTTCCAGGCCGTGATGACCGACTCGCGGTGAATGTCCCACTGCGTTCGTAGCCAGTTCACCGCGACGCCTATGGCGTCGAACGCCGCCTGTATCGCCGTCGCCCCGGCATTGATGACGGCCTCGATCGTGGGCCAGTTGGAGTTCACCCAGTCGAGGAGGCCCGTCAGCATCGGTAAGAGCTTCATGGCGACGTTCCCTGCGACCTCATCAAAGGCGTTGCGCGTCTTCGCCAGCTGGCCTGGCAGCGTCTCCCCGAACGCCTTGGCCGACCCGCCGAACTCCCTGTTCAGCTCGCCGAGGATGAGCTTCTGAGCGCCCATCACGTCGCCGGTCTCGACCATCTTCTTGATGGTTTCCTTCTGGCCTTCCGTGAACGAGACGCCGACCCGCTGCAGCGCCGTGATGCCCTTGATGGGATCGTTCAGCGCCTTGCCGAGCTGGATGGCCGACTTGTTCATGTCCGTGCCCAGCGCCGTCGACATGTCGAGCAGCGTGGCCGTGGCCTGGTTGAAGACGTCGTTGCCCTCGCCGACCTCGTTGCGGATGTTCGTGAACGTGAGCAGCATGTTCTCGCCGCCCTGGATCACCTCGTCGTCGACGCCGCTCATCTGCGACAGGGACTCCGCGAGCCCCGTCACCTGTTTGGCGGTGACCTGAGCCGTGCCGCCCGTCGACTTGATGACGGCCTCGGTCTGGGCCATCACCTTCTGCGACTCGGAGATCTCGTCGAACCCCTGCTTCAGGGCGACGACGAGTCCGCCTGTGATCGCAGCGCCCGCGGCCAGGCCGATCTTGCCGACCTTTCCCATCACGGAGCCGAACCGGCTCCCGGAGGAGGCTGCGTTTCCTAGCGCGCGCTGAAGGGAGCTCGCATCGCCGACGATCTCGACGACGAGCTTGCGGTTAGCCACGGCGCCTCCTAGCCATGCGGGCCTCCTTCTTGTGCTGCTGTTCTATCGCGTAGATGTCCGCCTGGATGTCCACCCACTCGCGGATCTTCAGCTCGCCGATGGTGAACGGCGTTAGCCAGGGGTAGAGGCGACTGAGAGCCGGGCTCCAGAGGCGGCGGGGTCTGAGGCGGCCGGACTCGCCTCTTCCTCGGGGGGGAGCTTGGGCATCTCCTCGTCCGCGGGCAGGAAGTCGATGAGCTTCACCGTGCCCACGTCGGACATCTCGATCTCGGGATCTGTTCGCTGCATGAGCGTGAAGGCAATCGCCTTCATCGCCTTCGCCGAACCGAACGCCAAGTCGGAGAAGGGCGCACCGCCGCACAGCTCCTCGATCTGCTCGACCTCATCGAGCGTGAAGTCATCGAGGTCGTACACCTGACCGTTGATGTTGAACGTGCCGAACCGTGACATCTGTCCTCCTTAGAAACCGCTCTGGCCGGCGAGTCGCCCCAGGAGGTCATCGACCTTCTTCTCGACCGAGCTTGCGTTACGTTCCACCGCCGGATCCATCGCCCGCTCCCGGAGGAGATTCGCGAGGTTCCCGCGGCCTGATCCAGCCCTGCGTCTACTGCGTGCTGACGGGACGATGTAGACGAGGCCCTGCGCTCGCGACACACCGATCCGCATCCCAGACCAGCGGGGGCTGGAAGGCATGTTGCGAATACGGCCGAGGGCGAAGTCCTCGGCGTCTCGCTCCACGTCTTCCGCCGCCTCCTTGAGGCCGTCGACGAGATCGTCGGAGAGACCCTTCGAGATGCGGCGGAAGTCGCGGGACAGTTCCTTGAGCCCTCTGACGTTGACCCGGACTCCGTCTGCCACGACTACGGCGCGACGGTGCCCCAGTTGAAGACAGAGTTCGTTGCGGGCGCGAACTCGATCTCCAGCTCCTCGATCTCGTTCAGCGACGCGCCGACCGGGAAGCTGTAGACGGAGGCGGAGCCACCGTAGATCGGGTTCGTGGACGACGTGCCCGCGTCCGAGTCGCGCTGGACGAAGAACGGGAACACCGAGCCACCCTCGTACAGCGGCTTGATCGTCTGGAACGGCCCGCCCGAGGCCATGTCGTTGCGGAACTGCACCGTCACCGTCTGATCGCGGAGACCGGGGACGTAGGTGCGGTTCCCTGTCGGGCTGAAGCCTGAGGCGTCGAGCTTCTCCTTCTCGTCCTCGATCTGGACGTCGTGCGCCCAGGTCGAGAGCACGACGCCCGCGACGACGACCTTCCAGTCAGTTGCTGCGCCTACTGCCATTGCTGGTTCCTCCTCCCTTGCGGGTTCGTGTTAGGCGACGCTCTGAGCCCTGGCGACGTAGACGGCGCGGTTGTACGCGGACGCCTTCTGCACCTGCGGATTGCGCTCAGGCTCTGACGTGACGCTCGTCTTGTGGTGCAGAGAGACCCGTACGTCGCGGAGCGTCATGCCCGCCAGGCGGGCAGCGAGGCACAGGAGGTTGTCGGAGTAGTAGGCGGGCTCCTCGAGGGTTGAGTCGAATCCGCCGAGTGCGTTCAGGTCGTCCCGCATCCCGGCGAGGCACCAGCCGTCGATGTAGGGGAAGCGCATGCCGTTGACGTCGGCGTGCGGCGCGACGCGGAGCGGCCCGCAGAGAACGTCGGGCGCGAGCGCCGCACGGATCTGGGCCAGCCAGCCTCGGCGACCGGGAGAGATGTCGTTGTTCAGGAACAGCACGGCGTCCGTCTCGGCGTGATCGAGTCCCAGGTTGGAGCCAGCGGCGAAGCCGAGATTCCGCGAAGGCGTGAGGGAGCGGAATGGCAGCTCCGGTGCGCCGCCGTTGTCCACGATGATGACGTTGTCGCCCGGCCGGAGCTCTGGCACCACTGCGGCGACGTAGTCCTCTGCGAGCTCGGGGTGCTCGTACCAGGGCGTGACGATCGTGATCGACGGCCCTCGGTACTCATGCGGACGGATGACGGAGGTGATCTCCTCGCGCCAGACGGGCGGGCCCATCTTCTCGACGCAGCCGGCGATGAAGGTGAAGTCTCCGCCCGGCTCCCTGAATCCCGGCGCATGCGGTTCCCACGTCCCGAGCCGCTCCGGGTCGTTCGGCACCACGTACATCTGCGTCGAGACGTTCCCGAAGCGCAGCTCGCGGTCTCGCCAGAGGACTCCGTGCGCGTAGTGATCCATACGGAAGATGACGGGGAGGTCACAGGCGGCGTCA